AACAAACTATCGTTACGCCTTATTGTGAAACCGACCCTGTCGAAAATATAGTATGACTTAAAATCGCCGAAGATGGCGATTTTCTCAGTTGAGGTTATGTTGCCACCCAAGCCGCTCACCACATCGGTCAAGACGTTCCTCTTTCCGAGGATAAAGTCTGCCGGCGCGGCGGTCAGGCTTGGGATGGCATGCACCCCGGCGGCGGTTATAGCGATGGAGTTAATGAGTGCCGCGATGGTGGACTTCATCACCCATGAGGCTCCGGCACGATGCTGGGCGTTTAATGCGTAATAAGTCCCTATGATATCGGCCCCGACCACGCTTGTGGCATTGGCCATCGTATAGAACGCTATATCGCCATTACTCAGGATACCTGAGTACTGCGTCGTGCCATTCCCAGATATCACCCCTACGTCCTCGAACTGTCCAGCGGCCTCCTGGAATATCTGCGAAAGCAGGGCCGGGAGGTTGATGGCCGAGTCGTCCAGAAGTTCTCTTGAGACCTTTACCAGACCGCCGGACTTCTCGATGGCAAAGGTCACCTGGCCCACGACTGGAGTGGACTCGGTCGGTGCCGCTTCCTCCGCTATTGCCGCCCAAGTCGCCGATGCCATCGTCGGGATATAACCGTCCTTGGATGCGACCCGAATCACCGTGCAGATGTTCCGGAGTTGGGAGCCTGGAACTCCCGGGTCATGTATGGTGTTGGCCAGGAAAGCCTCAGGCACGAAAAAGCCGCCTTCCGCATCGGTGTCTTCTTGCATGGCCTTGACCTCGTCCGGCGAGGCGGTCTTCCAGAACATATCATCAGAGGGCGACCGCATCCACTTGACGAAAGTATCGGTCATAAACCGGGCTTCGTCCTTGACGTTGTCGCCGCACAAATCTTGGACCCATAATGGCTGCGCCATCGCCGGCAAACCCTTGACCCATGAAGCGGGTTTGTAACTGCCCTTGATTCTGGCGGTGGTGTCCTGCGGGTCGTAGATTGCCACATCGTTAGATGTGACCGGAATCTGGTTCAGCGGCCGATTGAAATCCCCGCGTAGCTTCCGGACTTGTGAGGCGGCCTCATCTATCGAGTCGGCCTTCTCCATTGTGGATTGTGCCTCATTCGCCAACCTCTGGAAAGTTTCCATCTCGCCCTGTTCGATGGCGACTTGGGCCTGGTCCAATAGTGCGCCAGCCTCGGCGCGGATTTCTTTTGTGTCCAATTTATAACTCCTGATTAGATTTCAAATGTAAGCGCATCCGGGCAAGGCGTATCATCTGGCTGGCCGTGTCCGAGGCGGTCACCAGGACCGTGTCGGAGGCGGCGTCATCTGAAACGTCACCGGTTGCTGGCTCAAACAGGATGCCATCGTGGGCGCGGCAGAATGACCGGGCCTCAGCCTCTGACCACTCCTCGATTGGCATCCGGTAAGACGTTAGGGACCACTCGCCGGTATCTTCATTTCGGCCGAACAGTATCTCGACCGCCTTGCCGTCCTCGATGGTTTCGGAGGAGGTGCGGAACCGGTCGAAATTGTCCGGGTCAAGAATCCGGCAAGCGTGGAAGTTTGGGTAGGGCTTAATCTCCGGGTCCGGTGCCACATATTCGCCGCCTTCGATTACTGCCTCGTATCTGGCGTGGGTCCGGCATGGCATATAGACGCTCTCCCCTTCGACCATCATCGAATGGGAACCGGAGCATCCAAGTTCGGTAGCCCTGGCCTCGGCATCCTCCCTGGTCGAATATGTGTTCGGAGCCTTCAAAGCCTTGGCCGCTATGGTCGATGTGGAGGGCGAAGCCCCTCGGATAACGGCCGAGACCTCCACCCAGTCCAGGTTCAAGATGCGCCGTACCGTTTCTTTTCCAGCCCGGTCGTAGACCACCGAATCCCCATCGGGGAGGTTGAAGCCCACTGACCACTCGCGGATATATTCACCTGAGATATTCGAGAAGGCTTCTTGCCCGACCTGGGTGTCGAGGTTCATCTGCATGCGGGTGTAGAGCCGATGCTCGTCACCCGCGCCGGTCTTCTCAGGTTGGGCGAATACGACCTTGCCCACAAGTTTGCTTTGGTCGTGTCCGGCCAAGACCGGGATTGGAAGGTTGGCCCGGATGCTTTCGTCGAACGCGCCAGGGTCGATGATATCGCCATCCGCATCCCGAATGCCCATCGTATTGACATACGCCTCCACGATGCCGGCGCGGTCGTCCAAGACCTTCGCGTCGGAGATAATAAACTTGTTAATCATACCGTCTCCTCCGGCTTGTAATTCCTGGGCATGGGTTGCCAGTTCAAAGTCCCGTTCGGATGGTCGTCTATGTCTTGGGCCTGCTCCACGGTGTAAATCTGACCGTTCCGCTCGGCGCAAGTTCGCCCGTATGGGTCGCCAGGGTCAACGTAGGTATCGTTCGGGTCGCCGTCCACATCGTCGGCCCTGACAAATGCGAATCCCTGTTCCTTGAAAAAACCGACGCTAGTCTGGTTCTGCGTTCTCATTATCTCGGTGCGGGCGATGAGCCTGGCCCTGTTTTCCGTCTCGGTCAGGATGGACCGCAAGCCTGGGAACTGGTCGTCGGGAACGCCTCGGGCTAATTGCTCGATGGAATAGCCCCGTTCCAGGGCCATCGAAACCGCGCGCCGGATTGTGTCGTTAGTGGTCCGGTGAACCATCGTGGCCCGAATCGGTGCCTGGACCAAGACCGATTGAACGAATGGCAATTTCTCCGACCAGGCCAGATTACCGGCCAACCCGTTCTCGTTAATGGCGTCGAAGGTCTTCCGGCTCATCCGAATCATGGCCGATTCAAGTATAGAGGTCAGGTTGATAATCTCTTTCGGGTCCATCAAGTCATCAGTTTCGAACGGGAAGTCCTTAGACTCTGAACCGCCACGTTCCATATACCGGCCCAAGATACCATCGACCCGGTTCCTAAGACCTCGAAAGTGGCGTTGAATCTTAGGTGTAAGCGCATCGGTCTCCGCCTCCCGGTCTTCGAGAAGTTGCCGCCTCAATATCCCGGCCCGGCGTGCCGGCCGAGGAGCCTTCAATACTCCTACCGCCAACGCCTCCTCCACCGGAGCCTCGCCGATGGCGACCGAAGCCGCTGCGCCCTCGGGTACCTCAAAGACAGATGACGGTATCCTTCGGATGCCCCCATCTGTCATAGCTTCAAGACCTAGCTGTTCCCTGGCCTCGTTCAAGGTCAGAATGCCACCGGCAAAGAGGCCGGTCACTCTGGAAGTCATCGCCTCCCGGTCGTCCAGGCCGGAGCGCATCGCGGCCCAGTCCACGGTCAACGATTCGTTGCCGCTATATTCGGCAAGCATATTCCGGTTGAAATGCCGGAGGATTCTACTGACCATCGGCTCCAAAGTCTCCGAGTGGAAGGCCATCCGCGCCTCGCGGTAGTTGGAATATGTCGAGCGTTGGAGGCCCACATTGGCTCCGACCAGGATGGCCGGGACGCCGAAGACGGCACAGATTCGGGACTCGGTAAGGTCGTGGAGTTCGGGCAACGCCATATCTTTCGGGGAGTGGGCCATGGGGACGTAATCTGCGTCTTCATCGAGTATGGCCACCCGATGAAAATTATTACGCCCTCCGAACTGACTGCGCCATCTGGCCCGGATGGTAGCGGCCTCCTCCTGGGTATTCAGTCGGCGTTTTATCTTGAGGAGTCCGGACGGCACACCGGCGTTCTGAAAGTAAGTTTTCGCGAAGTCCGTCATGTTGAGGTCAAGATTGACGTTACGGGAGAGGACTTGGAGAGGGCTTAACCCGTAGAGGTCGCCGCCTGGGTTCGGGAGGGCAAGGTGGCACACATCTTCTTTTGGGATGCCGTAATCTTTGCCGCCGACCGTATAGATGAATGCCTCGGCTCCGTGGTCGCCGCCGATGATTCGGACCCGGTCAGGCCGAAGGTTATAAAGGGCCGAAACCTGACCAGACCGCGCCCGTTCTTTTAAGACGTAGCTGTTCCCGGCCACCATGAGATAAGTGACCATATTCTCGATGAAGCTATACCAGTCGGAGGTCGGGTTGGGCTGGTTGGTCAGGTTGTAAAGGAGACCGGAGGTTATCTCGACAGCCCCGCCATCGGTGGCGGGAGCCTGGACGTAGTACCGAGGAGAGGCCGCGCTGACCGCAAGCTCGCGGATGCAGGCGTGGACAATCTCGCTCTTGGCGTAACCCTCGGTCGCGAACGATTCAAACGAGGCATCCGGATATGTGGCTTGTCCCACATCGTAGTTGAGTGGGACAGCGACCGCCACCTCGCCCGGTTCGGCCTTACGTAAGAAGTCCCAAAACGCCAAAGCGACCTCCACCGGCTTCGGGCTTACGCCTCGGACACATACCGGATGAGGCCACTGGTTAAAATCTAGCATACCGGAGAGCAAAAGAAAAGCCCCGGTGGTTAACCGGGGCTTGGTGGTTGGGCCGAGGGTCGGCTCACCAGCCGGTCCGCTTCCCCGCTTTGGCGAGGGATACCGCCTCCGGATAAGTCAGGAATCCCGGTGTCTGCCGGAGGACTTCCAGGGCCGCGGCGTGGAGCCGGTATTGGCTGGCCTTGCACTCCACTTCAACCGGTCGGTGCCGTTTGCAAAACCCGCTCTGGTCTGTCGTGGTATAAGGGCACGCTCCCCGATTCTTAGTCCGCCCGTTACATTCTTTACTAACCATCATCTCGTTTCCCCTCTCTTACTTGGCTATATACATTATATATGGGAACTATATAAATTGTCAACCAACCTCGTTCCTGGTCTTGCATCGCCGGCAGACTATGACCGTTCCCCGCTCGGCCTTCTCAGCCAGTAGCTTCCCACAATGGCCGCACCTGAGTTCCTTGGTCAATCGGCCTCTTGCTCACGAATGAACTGAGCGCAGATACCGAGGAGAGCATTGGCCATGGCCAAGATGGCCAGGTTGGCACTCTTATCAAAGTCTTCTTTCTTCTCATATAGCCGGGCGATTCGCTCGGCTCGGTCGAGCCATTCCCGGCCCTCGGAGAAGTAGTCCTCAGGAGTCTTCATCACCATACTCCCACCCCTGGACCCGGTGCCGAATAACACATGGCAAGGGCATCGGCATCATCCGGCGAGCCTCCGGTCGAACGTTTCTTGAAGTCATCTTTTGACTCTAGCTTGATGCGGCGGTCGCCCTGGACCGTATATCTCCGAGCGGAAAGCTGGGCAATCATGGCCGGGTTGTTATCAATATCTATCGTGCCGGTTCGGAAGGCTTGGCCCAGTTCCAGCCACGCCTCGGCGATTGCGTTCACATAACGGTCTGACCTCTTGGCCTTCTCCCCGCCATTGAAGGCAGTAATCCGGACCCGGCCTCCCGCCACATTCTCCTCTTTGAGACGGTCCGTGACTCCCCCGCCTACCCCCGTATCATCTACGATAATCTCGGTTACTTCCGGGTCATCCTCAGCCATCATCTTCAGCCGACCGGCCACCTCTTGGGTATCCCGGCCTTGGGATTTCCAGACCAACCGGCAGACGTTTCCCTGCCTTCTATAAACCACGGTCTTATCCGCGCCGAATCTGGCCACGTCACAAGAGAGGAGTGCCGCGCCCTCTGGTTCAAGTTGCCGCTCGACCGCTTCCATCAAGAGAGACCTCGGCACGATGGCATCTTCCAAGTTGTCAGGGAACCGGCCCAGGACCGAAGCGATATATAGGGCCGATTCTTCTCCCCATTCTCTCCGGCGTTCCTCCACTTGCTCGGCGGTCACCATGCCCGGAATGACCTCCCGGCCCTGTTGGATATTGGGCGTGTCGGCGGCGGCAATCTCGATAGTGTGATAAAAGTCTCCCCCACCGTGGAAGGCATCGTAGAACTCTCCCGACGAGGCAAAGGCGTTCCCGGTCAGAAGCATTCTTTCGGGGTTGAGTCTTTTAACGGCTTCAATATGGGCCTGTTCCACGTTGTGAGCCTCGGTGATTATCACGAGGAGGTGGGGGCTGTGAAACCCTTGAATGTTGTACTCGTTATCGGTTGAGAACCCGACCGCATAATGCCGGTCGTCAAACTCCCACCGGGCCGTTCGATACATCTGACCGCCGAGCGGCATCCGAGGACTGAGGTAGGCACTCCGGGCCTCTTTCCAGATTATGTCGGAGACCTGTCTGTGGGTCGGGCCAAGGACTACTGTGATAGAAGGATTGTAGACCGATTGCCACCACAACATAATCCGGGCCGATTGCCAGTCCTTTCCCGTTCCGTTAGCCCCTACGACCGCGACCCGGTTATGGTCCCGAACCGCCTCCACCATCTCAATCTGTTTGTCGTAAACGGTTTCCGAGCCGAGCGTCCACTTCCAGAAGTATTCGGGATTGGCTTTCGACTCGTTATAGTGGGATATCTTTTCAGCCTTCGTCAGAGTCATATACCCTCCCCTCCACCTCGACCGTTTGGCCGGCATCGTCCAACGCCTCCCGAACCAGGTCAGAGAAGGTCATCCCGCCCACGAGGATGTTCTGTTGTTGGAGTTGGATTAGAGGCTTCTCCGGCACAAGACCGCCTATGGTATCCAGTCGCCTAAGAATGTCCAATACAATCGAAGTGGCTCTTGCAGACTGGTCGTCACCGGCACCGATGGCCTGGCTCCACCACCGGAGGAGAAGCCTCTCGTATCTGGATTTCTGAAGGTTGTACTCTTGTTGGACCGCCTCCACATCATCCCGCCTGACCTCGGATAACCTCCTCTTAACATCGTTCCAGACCTGGGCTTTCGAGACCCCTAACTGGTCGGCGATGACTTGCTCGGTGGCTCCGGCCATCTTCAACTGGATGACCTGAGACCTCCTCTGCTCGGCGATTATCTTGTTCCCGTTTTGTTTAGCCATATATTAGCCACTGATTGCGGTGAAGAATTCGGCCCTGGTATCGGCCCTGTCGCGGAAGTATCCGGTCAGGTAGTTCGTGACTAAGCAACTCGTATCCTGGTTGATGCCCCTCGCCATCATGCAGAAGTGTTGGGCCTGGACATTGACCGCCACCCCTAGCACGTGGGCTTCTAGGCTCTGCCCAATCTGCCGCGCCAATCGTTCTTGGACTTGTAGGCGGCGGGAGTAGATATGGGCCACCCGGCCGACCTTCGACGCGCCCAAGATTGACCCGTTCGGGATATACCCGACGTTGATTGTGCCAAAGAACGGGAGGAGGTGATGCTCGCACGTCGAGTAGAATGTGATGTTTTTAACCACAATCATCTCGTCGGTATCATCCTCGAACCAAGTCAGAGCGGCCTCTGCGTCCATCGTATAACCGGCGTATAATTCCGACCACGACCGGACAACTCGTTCGGGAGTCTTTATCAAACCATCCCGCCCCGTTTCTTCGCCCCAGTATTGCATCATCCGGGTCACATGGTCGGCCATCTCCGTCTCGGCTGGCTCCTCCCAAGGGAAGTGAACCCAAGAGTCGATGCCCTCGGCTATCTTATTGACCACCGCCAAAGTCTGTAGTCCGTATCTATCGAGCGTCGCCTTCGCGGTCGCCCCACTGTCGATTACATCGTCAATGGCGAGGTCGGCCTCTTGAGGAGTCCCGACGATTACTGCCCCGTATCGGCGCGCCATCCCCGCCACGATTGCTCCACCCCTTGGGATACCCCATACTTTTGTGCCGGCCAACTCCATCCTTTCCAACCGGTCGTCTATCTCGGCCCATGTAAGTTCTATCATTCTACCTCAATCAATTTATGGGTCTGCAAGCTGAGCCGCCAGCCCCGGAGGTCGTATAGCTTCTCGATGGCCGAGCGTAGATTGGTCTGGTCGTCTTCCCCGCCGATGGGTTGGAGGTACTTGGCTCCGGCGTCGATGCAGTCGAAGGCTTCAGGAGTGATGCGCGGGTCCGGATGAGGCCAGAGTAACTTGAGGCTGTCGCATCTGCGGATGGCCGTTTCCGGCTCGGGTCGCTTGGGAGACATTGTGAGATAATCCACAACAATATCGAGCGGCCGAGTGCCGTTGGTCTCTATGGCCACCTTGTATCCGCTATTCTGTAAAGTTGAGACGAACTCATCATCCACTTGGAGGAGCGGCTCCCCTCCCGACACCGTGACCCACTCC